CGAATGAGTGTTTCCCGGGCGGCCATCATCGCCAGCGTGTTGTATACCGGGTCGCCCACTTTTAGGCTGTGCTCTGGCATGTGTTGGGCAAACAGCGTGATATTCGCCGCTAAGATGTCGGCGCTTTGCAGTTGCTTAACCACTTCGGGTTGCGGCAAGCGGTTTAAATCGATTGCCATGGTGCAGCTCCTGATTTGTCTGGTGCGTTGATACTCAGCCCTTCAATGGTGATGGATTCGCCGTTTAAAAGCAGCTCGCCCACCAGGGTGAGTTCGATAGTTGCATGGCTCTGATAGATAAGCGAAGCGCGGTGTAATTTGAATTCGTCGGTAAAACCGTTGGCAGGGTTTGCCAGTGCGTCGGCAACATCGGCGTACACATCCACATCGAACACGCCCGGCAACATTTTATCGTCTACCCGGTTGGGAAGGTTACTGCCGTAATCGGGATGTAGCGGCAAGGTGCCCACGCGGGTTTTAAAACAGCGCTGCATACGCTGGGTAAGCTCAGCGATACCATCGACGATTTGCCCGGTGTGCTGGTGAACGCCTGTCGCCATTAAACCGGCTCCCCGGAAAAGCCGTTCCCTGCTGATACGTCTTTATGTTGGTGTTTGGTGAGTTTGATGCCGTTGGCGGTAACCTCGGTATTGGATTCAATGGCACCGTTCACACTGACCTTGCCGGTGATTGAGATATCGCCAGTAAAGGTTAACCCGCCTTGCGCCGTGCCAATCACTTTCCCGGGCGTTGAAAAGTAAAGCTCTTGCCTGGTGCGGTGGTAACTCATCACCGTGCCATCGGCAAATTCGCGGTAAAACACATCCAGGTCGGATTGTGGCTGAGGAAATCTGGCTTGCCAGATACCGCCCAGCACAAAGCCCCGGGACTGGTTAAAGGGCATGATTACCAGTACCTGAGTGCCGATATCCAGCGGGCACCAGTGTTTTTCCTGGCTGGCAACCAAAGCAATGGGAATGAGCCAATTGCTTTGCCGGTAGTCGTCGAATTGCACTTTGTAGCGCAATGGCTCGGCTTGAACGTCTACGATAACGCCCACCACGAACAAGCTGGCAAGTGTGCGAGCTATCCAGTGTTTCATTCGCAATTCTCCAGCGCGACATAATCGCTTTTATGAGCCTCGCCGATACGCGGAGCCTGACCGATATTAAAGCCGGTGATCTGTTGGTCATCACCTAACCAGTCATCGGACGTAAAATCATAAGGGCCGGCTTTACACTGGCAGATTATCCAGGCATCGGGGCATTCTTGCTGTTGGCTTGAGCTGGTTTTGGTGATTTGCACGGCGGGTAATTCAGCACCAAGAATACGGCGTATTGCCTTGAGTAAATGCAGCTCAGTTTGTTCAATGGTTAGGCCGTTCGCGCCTTTACCGCAGTACTGGCGAGCAATGAGTAAAAAGCCCAGGTAAATTTGGCTGTCGTCGTTGCCGCCTTCGCCTTGGTACAAAATGGTTAAATGGCCGTGTTGTAATTCCGCGTTGCGCATATCGGCGCGGGCGCGCCAATTCCGGGTAACTTCCGCGCCCGGTGCAAAATCAGGTAATAAGCGGGCGAAGGTATCCTGATATGCCGTTAACAGGCTGTCGCTGGTGAGGCTGTTTTCACTCACACTCTCACTCACATTCATAACAACCCCACCTTTTTTAGTGCGTTGTGGCTGGCCTGAGAGAGTATTTGCGACACTCTGTCGTTCATTACATCGGCTGTTTCTGCCACAAAATCATTGCCCTGAACACCACGCTTTTGAATGCTGTGCGCAATGGCAAAGGCCAAATCTTGTTGGGTATGTTTGGGGTTGTTGGGCGTAATGCCTTTCACCTTTACCCAGTCGAGTATGGTTTGCGGGCTGGGCGGTGCTTTTTGGCTATCCCAGCTTGACACCACGTAATGGGCATAACCTACCGTGGGCGCAACCAGTGCGGTGAAACGGTCGGTTTTAGTAGACTGAATACTGTGGGTTAAGGTGCTGTTGGCCTTTGGAGCCTGACGCTTTTTTTCTCTGGCGACTTCCTGCCCGGCACGATTCACCGCTTTGCTTAAATGTTTAGCCACGGCTTTGGGTGCCGTGCTCATGGCCTGCTGCAATTTGTCGGAAATCTCAAAGGTGATCTTATGCATTGAGCCGCGCCTTAAATGCCGCCATTAGCGTATCGTGAATATGCATCGGCTTGCTGTTGCTCGACTGGTTGCCAATGTGTTGATGGGCGGCGGGCTGTTTATCGGCGTTGTGCAATGCCAGCTCCAGCATGGCTTGTGCCTGTGCTCGCATCACCAGCAAATCATGGTCGCCGCTAAGCGTTAGGTCGCCATTGTCTAAAATTTGATGTTTGGCGAAATACAGGTAAGCGTAATTGGCTCCGTAGTGCTGTATGTGGGCTGGGGTGATGGGTTGTTGGAATTGCAGAGCATCGCTTAATGACTGCGGGCGAGGGATGTTGTGTGGTCTTCCCGTGCTCCAAAGCGGTAAGGCACTCTTTCCCCACAGGCTGTGTTTAAACCCGATAAAGTTTTCTGGCACAGGGTAACGCTGCTTTCCTGCTTGCAAGCGCACCGATGCCGCCAGGGTGAGCGGTCGGTAACGGCTGTAATCTGTGAGGGCAATGTTGATTAAACGGATTTGTTCACCTTGAAATGATTCTGCGCTGTCGCCTAATGATTTGGTGAGTTGGGTTTGCAGGGCTGCCAAATTCATTACGGAATACCTAGGTTTTGGTGTGCAAGCCATGCTGAATTTGCAATAGCTGATCCAGCTTCTTTTCTATGCGATCAAAACGCCTTTCCAAGCGTTTTAAATCTTTGTCTTGCTGAGTTTCTAAAAAGCGCAGCCGCTGAGTGTTGGCGGATACACGCTTGTCTAAATCGCCAAACCACACCAAAACCGACACTACCAGTGCCACCGTGGTTAACACATGGGTTAAATCGACACGCTTTTTAAAGTGCCAGTGTTTCGCCTCTGTATTGGCGTTTTCCATTAGTCACCTTGTGCGGATTGTTCGGGCGCTTGGTTTTTACTCTGATTTTTTGATTGGCTTCTCGCGTGTTGTTCCGCCTCAACCAATGCCGCTTGTTCAGTGGCGGTAGCGGCGAGTAGTTCCAGTGCCAGTTCGTCTGCTGATAAGGTGTGCAAATGTTGCCGATATGCTTGCGGATCGAACTGTGCAATTTGCTGTTGCAGCGTGATTTCTTTGTCGATGGCTTCAAACAAGCTTTTGCGTTTTTCGCCTTTTTGCTGTTCCAGTGTTTTCAGGATCACTAATTCGTCGGGCGTGAATTCACTTAAAAAGCGGCTGATTGTGTTCACGCTTTCGTCGAGCAGCACTAAAAATAATTCGGTTTGTGTGGTGTCGGCGTTGCTATTGGGGTTCACCAGAAAATTCGCCGGAATGCGAGCGCAGGTATCAGGCTGTACAACGATTTCACCAAAGTATTTTGGGGCATCACTGAAATTGAAGTACAGCAAGGATAACGCGGCATTCACCGCAGGCGGTGCGGGTACAAAACGGGCATCTACCGGGCGGGTTTCTCCCGGTAAAATCTGTTTTCCACCCACGGTAACAGGTTTGTTAGTTTTATTGGTAAAGGGTTGTAGCGCAGTCATGAGCGGCCTTTATTTAGGTTAGAGATGAAGGGGTAATACAACAATGTTGTACCGTTACGCGCTGGCGCGTTCACTGGCAGAAAAGTACAGCACCGAGGTGAAGCGGTCGCGCAGGGCTTTAGGGCAATACACGCAGTTATATTCTTCGCCGTAAGCTTCTTTGCCCCCGGTGAGATTGCCTTTTTCGTCGCGGGATTCCTGCATTTCCGATAGCGCGTAAGGCTTGGCAATGGTGTAACTCATTTGCCCACGTTGCCCCATAAGGATCCGTTCATCGCCCAAGTGATGCCCCGCAACGTTAGTGGTGTGGGCGGGGATAGATTTAACGCGATCCAGATCGCCCCGGCTGTTGGTGTCGGTGCCGTCGCGCTTGGAATCGCGCACAAAAGATTCGGCGTTGGTCATGGTGTCGTTTAGGGTGTTGCTGGACAGCATAAAATCGGGCACCACGTAGCGGTCATCCGACATAATCGCTTTGCGCCTGCCAATGGCTTTTAACAAGGTGTTAAGGTGCTTTTCTTCGTTACTGCCCGGCGGCACATCGGCATTCACTTTTACAATATTCGTGGCTGCCGAATAACTCATTGTGGCGGTGCTGCTGGCTAAATCGGTTTGTATCTCGCCGCTTTCATCCACTATGAACACATAACCCAGGTTGTAGTTAGCCACAAGGTAATATAACCCCGGCACTTGTTCGGTTTCTGGTGAAAAAGGTGCAATGACATTGCCGTTAATGGTGAGCGTGATCGGATGCTCGGCAAGCCCCACCGGATTTCCTTGTAAATCGAACTGCTGAAAAGGCCGAACTAATGGAAAATTTGCCAGTTTAATATGAGCCGCGCCCGTGGCTAACTGTAGGTTAACATCTTCATTCACCACATTCATGGCGTTAAATGAATCGGCATAGCGCTGCATTTCGTTCACGATCCTGCGGGTGATCAATTCCCGAATGGCGCGTGCGGCTGAGGATACATTACGCCCCCAGGCTTCCCAATTAATGGTTGAAATGCGGCTGAAATGCATTAATTCATTTGACAGCTCAAACGCAATTTTCATGGGAAGCACGTAGCCCAGATCCATTTTTTGAGTAACGCCCACTTTGTGAATGCGTTGGTTCTCGTACACTATGCCATCGTTAGGAATGCCCGACACATTGCGCACTTCATAAGGAATTTGAGTGACGGCCTGAGCATTTAAATCGGTGCGGGTTTGCACTAAATCCAGAACCCGTAAATCCGACAAGGCTTCGCGGATCACTTCGCGCTGAACGCCAACAGGTAAGTTAACGTTAGTCATGGTGTTAGCTTGCCCCGACAGTTGCATGGCTTCCTGGCGCAAGGTTGGCGCGTTAATTTGATCGAATGCGCCTAACACTTTGCGGCAAAAAGCGGGTAATTTGTCTTCCGCTAACAAATGCAATTGTCCGTTAGAAAACGCATTGGTGTTGCGCAACCCTGTGTGAATAAACTCTTGGAGCTTGCCGGAACCGTTGCTGTCGTTATTACTCATGCCTTGCCAAACGCCGTTCATTCCGCCAGTTAGCAAACCCTGTGGCGTGTCTGGCTGCATTGAATGTAATGAGCTATCGAACCCCAATTGCAAAAGCTGTTGGTTGCTTGCCATTTGCTGGCCTTGGGCAATTTGGGTTTCTGCAAATTTCAGGATTTGTTCTTTGGTCATGGCAGCACCAATAAATTCGCTGTTGGCGTCGATTAATTGCGTTTTAACCGTGTCGCTTAATCCTTCGGCACCGTTAATAGCGTCGGTAAAGTACTTAATTTTTTCTGCCTGAGAATCCTGTTTACGCTGCTGATCTTCGGCTTGTTGGCGCTGTACCTGTTCAATCAAGGCTTTTACGCCAGCTTCATCTAAACCCGATTGCTGTACCGACAGGGTAACAGGCTGATCAGAGTCAGAGGCTTTCAGGGCTTGTGCTGCCGACTCAATTTGTGCAATCAGATTTTCTGCTGCTTGTTGGTTGGGCTGATTCGTTAGCGATTGCTCAGCCAGTTGAATGAAAGTATTTGCCTGCTCGCTATTGAGATGCAGGGCGGCCAGTTTTTGTTTTAGCTGTTGTTGTAACGATTTAATGAAATTGTCCAATTCGACTTCCTCCAAATTGGCTGGTAATCGGGTTTGTGCTTGGTTAAGGCTTAACGCCGGATGTTTAGGGTTTTGCTTGTGAACAGGTGGTGAGGGGGCAAGATCTGCGAGTAATTCGGAGCAAATGAATACAGGAATATTTGCGCTTTGCTGATTTGGTTCGGGCTGTGATAACTGGATTTCGTCGAGATGTTTTAAACACGGGCGAGTAACCAACCCTGCGCCCAACAACGTAACACCAAACGATTGGCGTTCGCCGTTTTCGTTGTATTCATTGCTTTGGTAATTGGGATGAATTTCGGCAGACGAATAAATAAACCCGCGCTCGCGAATGGCTTCTCTGCCGTAATTTGTCCACACCACTTCGCCACGTAAACGATCGCCTTGCAGAAACAAACGGGTGATCTCGCCTGCGTTGCCATGCTCTGGCTTGTGCGCCACGTCGTAGAAGATTTTCTGACCATACACACCGTGCTCAAAATTGCGGATCATCTGAGTAAAATCCGCCAAAGTAAGATTGAAATCGCCGTAACGTGG